GTTGGATGGAGAACGACGGATACGTTCCAAGTCCTGGCGATGGAGTGCTTTACGATTGGGACGATTCTGGAGTAGGTGATAACACTGGCAATCCGGATCATGTTGGTACAGTGGTTGAGGTCAATAAGGACAGTGGATACTTCGTTGTTGTTGAAGGCAATTATTCCAATGCGGTTAAGAAAAGGACAGTTGCAATCAATGGCAAATACATCAGAGGTTTCATCGTTCCTAAGTATACAGACAATACAGTATTCAATGCACCTCAGGTTGGTGGCAAGTCTGTAGATGAAGTGGCACACGAAGTAATAGCGGGCACTTGGGGTACTGGAGCATACAGAAAACAGAAGCTTCAGGAAGCAGGCTACAACTACAGCGAAGTACAGAGCCGTGTCAATCAGATACTGAACGGATCAACAGTACAAGCCAAGACTGAGGAGCAGCCACAGAGTCAGCCAACAGCTAAGAAAGTTACTGCAACAGAGTATGCTACTGGTTTCAACAAGAGTTTGGCCGGTACGTACAAAACAACCGCAGCACTGTATATGAGAAACGGAGCCGGAACAAACAAGAGGGCTCTTGTGTGCATTCCAAAAGGTACAGAAGTCCAGTGCTTTGGATACTACAGTGTTGCAAATGGAGCAAAGTGGTTATACATCCAGGTTGCTATTGATGGTGTCCTATACACAGGGTTCAGTCATAGCAACTATTTGAAGAAGTAGGAGGAAACGGAACATGGCACAAAGTGAAGAAGCCAAAGTTATTGAGGCAGCTAATTCAACTGAAGTCCTGACCGCTTTCAGTCGTATCCCGTATGCGTTGCTGAATCAGGAGGTTGAAGGCAATACACAAGACGTGTTGGCTGAGATGACTGAGATATGCAAGTATTACAAGGTGTACAAAAAGGGAATGGATTTCACTGTTGAAGGAAGCAACGGCGATTATGTGCCGGCCACATTACGATACAAAATGGCTGCTTCACTGATCAACAAAGAAGCGCGTTTCTTATTTGCTGAAAGTCCGGATGTAACAGTTGATGCAAAGGGTGATGTTGGTCAGGTATCCAAGGAAGCAAAGGACGAGCTGACCAATTGGAATGATCTTTTGAAGTCGGTATTGGATGCAAACCTTTTTGAGAAGGCGTTGCTTCAGGCTGCAAAGGATTGTTTCATTGGCAAGAGAGTTGCGGGTGTTGTAAACTTCAACGAAGAGGATGGAGTGACGATCACGTTCTTGCCTGCAACACAGTTCTTGTTTGAAACAAGGATTGGCAACGACAACATTCTCACAAAGTTTGTTTGCTTCATAGTGGTTAAGGATAGCACCACATTGAACGACAAGAGGGTATTCAAAAAGAAGTATACGCTTATCAACGGTGTGGTACATCTTGAAGAGAGGATGTACGATGGAGCAGGCAGAGAGGTAAGTGCAGAAGAGTTTGAGCCAACAGAACAACAGCCCACAAAGCTGGCAACAATTCCGGCAGTTGTATTTTTGAACGATGGTCTAACAGGCGATAGCAAGGGAGAGTCTGAGATTGATCTTTTGCAGGATTACGAACAGTATTACAGCAAACTTGCAAATGGTGATATCGATGCAGAACGCAAGACGATGAACCCTACACGTTATGCCATTGATATGGATCAGCGTTCAACAAAAGGACTGAGTTCCAGTGCTGGTGCATTTTGGGACTTACAGTCTGATCAGAACCTTGATCATCCTGCACCAAAGGTCGGTATGCTTGAAAGTGCAATGAATTATAGTGAGGCATTAAAGACATCGCTTGATCGAATCAAGACTGTTGGTTACGAACAGGTCGATATGCCAAACATTACGCTTGAGACAATGACTGGAGCTATTACGTCAGGCAAAGCATTGAAAGCAATTTACTGGCCGTTAATTGTTCGGTGTAAGGAAAAGATGAAGATGTGGGGGCCGAAGTTAAGACAGCTTGCAGAGATTGTGTTTGAAGGTGCACTTGCATATCCTAATACAATCACCAAGTATGTTGATACACCGTTAGTTCCGGTGGCCCATGAAATCCACGTTGAACAGAACACACCACTTCCGGAAGACGAGTTGGAAGAACGAAACATGGACCTTGCAGAAGTTGCTGCACAGACAATGTCCAAGAAATCCTATATGAAGAAGTGGAGAGGATTGACAGATGATGAGGCACAGGAGGAGTTAGAGCAAATTGCTCTTGAACGTCAGATAATTGACGACAACACGGTTATGCCTCGGAGTGGTGATCAACTTCCATATCCCGATGCAACTAAGGATCAAATGGATCAACAGGCAGAGGAACAACAGGAACAGGACACTCTTGAAGATGCAGCAGAAGGAACAATGGATGATATCACTGGTGGTGTAGAATAAGTAAAAGGAGGTAGGCACAGATGCCATCGTCGTTAATATTCAAAGACGCAGAAGCGGCACGAGATGCTATCTGTGCCAAGGACCAAAAGGAAATACGCCAATTATATTCGGACTGGGCGGACGAGGTAGGAAAGCGAGCAGAATACTACCACAGCAAAGAAACGGCCAGTTCGTATTGGCAAGAGCAACAGATGTTGGAGTTACAGAGGCAATTGACGGAGCAATCCAAAGTGATAGCCAATCAGATTTATACTGGTACAAAAGAGAGTATGTACACGGTAGCTGATTCGGTTGTAGGATGCAATGCAAAGTATTTGAGCGAGTTAGGTTTTCCAAGTGAGG